TCTTTTACTGCCTCAGACACATAGGTGCTGAGATTATTCCTTTTTACGATGTCCGCAAGCAGGACACCGCCGGAATAATTCTGAAATGGTGCGGCCATCTTAGAAAACCAACGTTAAAGGTGTGTGCGGGGTCCAAGCCACGGACTTGGTGAGACACGCCCCACCGGGGCTACAAAGAAGCTTCCCTTTCCAGCACAGCTGCAAGTTCGGGCTCCTCTGCTTTTAGTTGCATTTGTCTCGTTATGTTAATACTACCGGCCTTGAATGGATTGGGCATTCCAGGTGCGATAACAGAGTTTGGTGTGGGCTTGGCTCCCATGCCAGCAGCACTGCTGGGCTTGAAGTGGTGCTCAAAACCTGAACCAGGGTTCTTTAAATTGCCCAAGTAGTTAGTAATATCTTGTTCGACACCTTTGTCCAAAATTACAACGTCGCCGTTGTCTTTTTTGTGCAGGTTGTTTTGTACCAGCAGCAGCATCTGCTCGGCGTTGATGGCACCGGCTTGGCTGATTGCTGATAAAGCTTTTGTGCGCATTGACGCTTCTTCATTGGAGACCTTTAGGTCTGCCAGCTGGCGTTCCAAGGCGCTGATTTGCGTGTCCTTTTCTTGGGCGCTTTTATTGGCTTCCTCCCACAGGTCTTTCCACTGGCCTTGGTCTTCCAGCGTTTGTTTGCGCTGGTCGTCCTGCTTTTTGTAAACCTCATCCAGCTTGGATTTGATGCCTTGGAAACGTTCCTCGGCTTCAGTTGCTTGCTGTTTTAAAGCGGCAAGCTGGGTCTCGTATTCGGCTTTGACAGCAAGCGCAGGGTCTGGTGCAGCCACGGGCTGGTCAGAACTCGCCACGGGCGTGTCCTGGATGACGTGCTCTTCCATAGTCAGTAGTTAAAAGTGGTGGTAGGAGTGTCTTCCGCAGGCTTTGATGGCTTGCGCTTACGAACAGCTTTGCATACCTTGGGTTCAGGTTGCTGTTCGCGTAACTCGACAAGTTCCCATACTTCGGAACCGTCAGGTTTGGTAACTTTTTCTAGGGATTTGCCCATGTAGGCGTACTCCATGTACTCCTTTAGTCTACTCGTGTAGTTTACAAGAACTCGTAAGTATGCGGTTATTCTTCCTCGGTATCCTGAGTTTTGGTCTCACCGTTTTGTTCCTCACTAGCGGTAGGAAGGATTTCACCTTGGACCAAGATTTGGCGGAACTCGTCGCGTCCCAGTACGCCTTGGTCGAACAATGCCGTCAGCGCGGTTACGTCCTGCCCGATTAAACGATCAATGTCAAAATCGCGGCTGATGCTTACCTCCGGTGGGGCGATTCCTACATAGTCGGCGGCTAAATTGAAAGCTCTTTGTAGGGATTGTTCTAGGTCAAGAGATACCATCGACAGCATTGAATTTGTATCAACACGGTCTAGGCGACGTGCGTCGGCAGACTCGGCAACAAACTTTTGCTGGCTTAATGTGCTGATGCCAAGAGTGGCCATCTGCATCTGTAGCTCGCGGATTTCGTTGGACTGGGCATCAAATGCGTTTGCAGCTGGTTCGACGTAGTAGACCTTGTTTCCGGGCTGGCTGGCCATAGCGTAGTTGACGCTTACAGCTACGTCTTTGGATTGGTCGTCCCAGCCTTCGAGGACAAGGATCGGCTGGCTTGCGATGTGCAAGCTGTGGATTAAATCGGCCTGGCGTTGAAAATGTGCCAGGTTTAAGTAGGCAATGTCAAGTAAGGGCGGCTTACTTGTAAGGGTGTCAACCTTGCCTGCATATGTTGTGACAAGGGGGATTTGGCCCAGGCTGTAGTCGCCTGATTCCACTAGCTCATAGTCCGAGGTGGCATCTGTTGCGTCGAAAGCGTTTGGATAAGGGAAACCTCCCTGCATGTCCTTCTTGGTTTCGACCTGCCGGTAAATGCGGTACTGGCCCGGTTCGATTACACGGATCTGGTCATATACTTTTTCGCCAAATTCGCCGTCAGGGACTATTGCCTTTTCTTTGATGCGAACCTGTACGAGGTTGCCGTAGTTGACCTCACGGTCCAACCTCCAGCCGTAAATGTTGTCTGGGTCCACCTCAATCCAGTACGGCCGACGGTTAAGTTCGCGCTCTTCCGCAAGGCTGCGGGCACCCGTTGGAGCCGGAAAATCTACTAATGTATGACAATGCCCGTAAGTTAGTGAGCACAACAGCAGGCGGCGGGCGTACTCGTCTAAATCTGAGCCGCAACCGTCAACGTCCTTTGCAAAAATATCGGTCCAGTATGGGTCGCCAACCAAACTGATGGGTTTACGCAGAATCAGTCCCGCAGCAGCACGCACCAGGCGCTGCGTAAATGGTGAAAATACGGCCCGGTTTACACGCGCTAAATACGCCGTGTAGTCCTCGCGTGGTTCAATTGGCAGGAACGCTTCGCTGTTTTCGCGGAGGTATTCCGTCCCAAGGGTCACGGCCTTCATGATTTCCCAGCCCTTCATCATGTCCAGCACCGCTTGCGTGCGGGTGAACGGGCTGTCCGCTCCACCTAGGGTGCTGGAGCTTACAAGGTGGGTGCGAATGTTACCAGGGACTGCATATGTCATTTAGTCACCGCTCCTTACGGTGTAGTTTACGCCATCCACTGTTATTGCATCGCTGTGAAGCAGATTCTTGAACTTTGAAGACTCACAAGTCAGCTTGTAGTCAGTCGTAAGCACAACCCCATCGGCAATGATTTCTGAAGGCATGTCTAAAATACCAAACCCTGAGATTGCACCAGCAGTGATTGGCACGGCGAACTCATTGCTGTCCAGGAATACACTTAGATCTTCGCTGAATGCCATGGTAGCTCAAGCGTTAAAGGAAATCGTCCAACCTTTTGTGATCAGGTTGTCGTAAGCAGTATTGGCGGCAACAGTGCCGCCAGAAACGGTCTGAACCGTGACTTCACCGCCTAAGCGCTTCATCGCTTTTTGTACTGCCTTTTGCAGCGATGTTGTAAGAGTCATTTAAATAAAATCAGGCCCATTACTTCATTCCCTCATGCGTCAGGGAACGGGGCAGTGGGTGCCGTAAAGTTTGATGTATAGCGTGCTACGCCTTTGGTGATGCGGAGGTCGTCGATGTAGCCGTTCATAAAACCACCTAAAATAGTGCCTCCATATTCATAAACACCTACTTTTAACGTTGACTGCGTAGAATCAGTAGAGGATTGGGTATTAATAGTAGTTGAACCTACCAAGGTGCCATCAACAAAAATTCTAAGCGTTGACTGGTCGTAGCATGAAGCGATGTGGTGCCAACTGTTAAGGGTTACGATATTATTTGGTGAGGAGGCAAATGCATTGCTAGCACCTTGCCTTACTATAGCGCGCAAAGAAAGAGAAGCGGTAAAATAAAACAGTGTTCCTATTGTTCCTCCCGAAGCCCCGCCAGTATCAAAAATGGTATTAGCAGAAGAGCTACTAGTCACATAAACCCAACTCTCCGCTGTCCAAGAGTCGGTTAATTTATGCAGAAATTGAAAAGATGTTGCTGGTGTACTAAGATAGTCTCCTGTCCCATCAAACTCAATACTCGACCCACCAAACTTGCTTTGCGCAGTACTAATCTGTGCGTCACCAACAGCGGTTACAGTCTTGGGGCTTGAGCTGCTATCCACAATTGTGGTACTGCCGTTTGTGCCATCGCCATGCAGCAATAACGATACGTTGGCGAAATCTGGATCAGTAGGGCCGGCAGAAGTCGCGAATTGATAGCTGTTGATGTAAAAAATGCTCACTCAACTGCCTCCCACACCAGCGATTCGCGCTCAGTCGTAGCTGGGTCATCCTCGCGGAAAGTGCCGTCTTCATTCCGCGCTTGTGTCACGCGATATAGCACGCCGTCACCGCTCACCCATTCCTGACCGAGGTATTCAGCATCAGACCGCAACGCACCCCCGAGCGCCCCCATGAACAGCTCAGGCAGGTGGCAGTCAATTGCCAGCGCTCGCACCTCAGCCAACAGTTCAACGCTGATTAGCCCAGCATTCCTGAGGCTCAGCCAGGCGTTACGGAAGTCCAGCGCATCGGCACCAGCAGCACTGGCCAGCAAAGTCGCTGGCAACGAGATCGCAGCCGCAGGAACCTGGCTGATCCCGCCACCAATCGCAAGATTTACGCTGGGGTGCGCCATCACCGTGTTTTTGAACCTCGCCCAATCAGCAGCCGGTAGCGCAGGAGGTAGCTCGACCAATTCCCAGCCCCACACCCATTCTTTAGCAGGGATGTCAACAGTGCGGGTAGCCTTAATGCGATACGTTGCCGGGTCATATTCAGGCTTGTCTTGCTCGACTACGCGGAACACCTCATAGCGCTGAGCGAGGCCAACTACCGGCTCTTCATCCCCACGCGGATAGTTGATGATGCTATTAGTTTCAGAATCGTACAAACACAACATGATCAAGTCCTCGTGACGTACAGAGTTACCTTCAGGCCCTCGCCTGCCGTGCCGCTCCCGATCTGATCAATATCAACTGAGATGATTGAATCATCAGACAATGCTGAATCACTGATCACCGCAGGAACGGCAGCAGTGGCAGATGTGGTTTCGCTGGCATCGATCGAAAGCTTGGTGCTCAGTACACTCGTGCCGGATTCGTTGATGTCAACAACTAACGTACTGCCGACAGGGGCGGTATTAACGCTAGCTTTCACCGCAGTGAGCGTGCCAGCAAACGGCATCCTGAATCGTGCCTTGTTAGTCCCTGCGGTGAGCGCCGTGGCCTCATCGCTACAGGCGATGATGTAGGCATCTTGTTCAGCTTGGGTGACCCATTCGGTGTCGTAATCAGTGTTGCTGGCTTTCGCCAAAACCTGGCCTGTAGTGCCACCGGTAATAACCCCTACGCCGTCTGCACCATCAGCACCATCAGCGCCTGCTGGACCAGTCGCCCCGGCTGGCCCCTGAGGCCCAGCCAACGTGCCTAGAGAAGTCCATGCAGAACCGTCCCAAACGTAGAAATTATCGTCAGCTGCGACTAGATAAACGTCACTCTGAGTAGCACCGCCGGGCAAGTCGCCGAAAGTCGCCACAGTCCCTAAAACCTCAAAAGCACTAGCGCCTGCTGCTACTTCGTCGAGGGTGCCGGTGAATGGGTTGAACTTATAGCTCATAACTAGCTTTTAGCAACGCTGACCAGATTTCCGCTGCTGTAAGTAAGTGTAAGCGTGGCAACAGTCGTTCCAGCGGAACCGCCGAGTTTGAAGATTACGTCTTGGCTTCCGGTGGCTGGGGTGGCTGCGGGGTTGAATTGGATGTAATCGTGGCCGGGTACTTCTAAACCTTGGACAATTGAAGCTGAATATGTGCCGTCAGGGTTTCTTATTAAACCGCTTTGTGTGCGTGCGGTCGTAGACATCGCTTAAGCCGCAGTAGAGCAATCTAGTGATAGTATAGCTAGTTTTCTTTTAACTAGTTCTCATCGTCCTCGACTTCGATCATTACTTCGATGCCGCTGGCAAGACGCACCATCAGACCCGCAAAATCTTCGGGGTCTTGCGGGGTCATAAATGCGAAGGAGGCTTCGGTGGTGCGGCTTTCGGAGTCCACTTCGAGGTGTGTACAGAAACCGCTGACGATTCGGGTGCCCATTAGCCGTTAAAAGTGACTGCAATGTGTGGCGTGACGTTAGGGGTGCCTGACGTTATTTGGCTTAAACGCACTCGAATTGTGGATGTTGTCTTATTACTGTAGTAATAGACGTATTCGCCGGATTCGTTGATGGTTTTGCTGGTGTCGATTTCGTACCAGGCGCTGCCGCCGTTGAAGGAGGCTTCAAAAGCCAGCTTAAAATTGGCTTCTGTGGCGGACTCGACTGCAAAAGCAAACTCTGAGGCGTGCGCGTGGATCCGCATTTCGTCGTTAAGGGCGGTCATCGTGCCACCCGTGTACTCCACTACGTTTGTGTAACGTTTTGTGTCAGTAATAGCGACGATTGCCATTACTTTTTACCCTTCGGTTTACGTTTTTTGGCTGTTTTGGCCGCTTTTTTGAATGCGTCAGCGGTTGGGGCGCCCTTTGAGCCTGGTTTGCGCATCTTTTCGTCCGCGCCACCCTTGATGCGCTTACGCTTGGCGTGGATATTGGCGTAAAGACCGCGTTTTGCCATGGAAATCGCGACAGCTGTTCATATTCTACTTCTTGGGGCCTTTCTTTCCCTTGGGCTTCTTCTTTTTGCCTTGGCCGTAGTGTCCGGGCATTGATTTATGAGGCGGGTTCAACTGAATCTACCTCTTTTTGTGGTGTTAATTCGGCTTCTATTACCTCGCTTTCGGGTAGTTGGGCGGTGGCTACTTTGGGTTCCACTTGGATATTTAGTGATGGCACTTGGACTGATACCTGTTCGGGGGTGTTTTCGCCGAGTACACGTCCCAGGGAATCCAAAACTTGCGCGGCGACTTGGTAGTGGCCTTTTTTCATGGCGGCATGGACGACGCGGAGGCGCATCGTTTGGATGCGGCCCAGCATGGCTTCGCGGTCGCGGATCCAGTCCTCTTCGGTCCACTGTTTTACTTGGTCCCAGTCGCGCCAAGCTGTGGGGATGCTGACTCCTTCGCGGGCACTGTGCTCATATACGATCTGGCGTACGCTATGGCCGTCAAGTTGATGGCGGTACATGCGGCGTTGACGCGCTTCGATGTATTCTTGGGCGCGTTTGTCACCACGGGTTCGCTTTTTTGGCCCCTCGTAATTAACCATTAGTTCGTGTAGCTCAATACAACCTATAGGAAGTTGTGCCCATTACGCCCGATTTTGCCAAGTTGAATTGTTGCAGGCATAAATAGCCGAAAGCGTCAAATGCGTGGTCTACGCCTAAATTTTTGTTTGGTAGGCCCGTTCCAGGGGCATAGGTCAGGCTGCGGAATGACTTGATCAGTTCCTTGCAGCGGGGGTGGATGAAGCAGCGGCGCGTTCCAGTGGCGTCTAGAAGGGCGGTGTTGACGGCGGTGATTTTGTCGCGTACTTTCCATGGGCTGCGTGGGGCGCAGACGCGGAATCCTGATTTTCGTAGGATGTTGTGGTCTGTTGCGCCTACACCTTGCGTTTTGCGGGCGCCGCCTGTTGGGTCCGGGCAGGCCATGATGCGACGTTCCACGCCGAAGCGGCGGACTACTTCTTCCGTAAAGTCCCAGGTGGTGGCGCCGCCCGTTAGGTGGATTTCGTCGAAAACGTAGAGGGTGTCGTTGTCCTTGACGGCGCAGATTCCCGTCATTGGGTCCACGTTGAAGTCCACGCCCAGTAGTAGTGGGAGGATTGGGATGTCCTTTGCGGCGATGCTGATGTTGGCGTCGCTAAATGAGACAGCAACGAGGCCGGATAGGTTCTCGAAGCTGGCCTCGAACTCTTGGCGGAAAGTTCGCGGATCGAGTTGGCCTCGTGCAGCTTCGATTTCTTCCGGTGGAACGTTGCCGCCTTCGATCGTAGTGAAGCTCCACCGTTTCCAGTTGGTGTCGCCCGTGATGCAGTATTGCCAGAGTTCGTAGAACCAGCTGGCCGTTCCATCGGGTGTGGAAATGAATAAGGCCCAGCCCTGTTTGTCGGCTAAAGCGGGGCGGATTACCTCGAACCAGACGGCGGCGTCCATAAATGCGGCTTCGTCGAGGACTACGCCGGAAAGGCTGCGGCCTCGCAGGGCCATTGCGTTTTCTGTGCCCTTTAGTTCAATCGTCGAGCCGTTGACAAGTTCCAGCTTGAGGTCGGTTTCGTTCTTGGATTTAATCCAGGCGGCAGGGACGATGCGTTTCATGACTTTCCACGCGATGTCCTTTGCCATTCGGTAGGTCGGGGCGCAGTAAAAGAAGGTTTCGCCGGGTGCAGCAATCGCTCCACGCAAGAGTTCGATGCAGGCTAGGTACGACTTTCCGAAGCGGCGGCCTGCTACCAAGACGCGGAAACGGGTGTCGCTGTTGAAAACTTCCCCCTGTGCGTGCCGTAGCGATAGCGGAGGGGGTGTACGAACGGCCATGTATTACAGAAGAAGGTGTTGGGTGCGTATTTTTTTGGGGCTTGTACTACAGGATAGTTGACTTTTGGGGGATCCCCCCTTAGTATTACAGTAACAGAGATTCACCACGTACCAGCAGGTTCCCTATGTCCTTACGCGATCCGCCCTTGTTGCGAACCCGCCCCCCTTGTTGAGAACGGGTTAATTGTTACATTTTGTGACGGGCTCAATCCTCGTCGATCGCGGCAGCAGCTGCCAGTGTCAGGCAAGTACCAGCCAAACCAGCACAGGCAACTAACGCTACAGCCTGCCCGTGGGCGTCAGGGCCCTTGGGATTAGCAGATAGCACGCTAGCTAGGCCTAAGCCCATACAGGCTGCTGTAGCACCGCTGATAGCGAAGCAGGCAACATATAAAAATCTCTGTGGAATCAAGTTGGTCATGATAAGAACTGCTGATGTAAAGAATTGTGATAGCTGAACGTGATCTGACTAAGCGTGCCCGGTGTGGGCACGCGGTGTCAACCTAGAAGTACGTGGGAACGGGCTCGTGATCGTAGACAGCGACAACATCGGCGTTCGGGTGCCGTCTGCGCATGTCTTCGGCCACACTGACAGCGACATTTTTGTAATGTGTCCAATGGTCGACCTCTATACCGTCTTCAAGAAGGACAACCTGGTAGCGTTCGGAATGGGTTTTCATAATGTTTGGGATTGTGCGGTGTGTGTGTTCCGCTTGTCTGTAGTGTAGCAGTTTAGAAGCGGGTTGCAACGTCTAAAGCTAAAACCAATTCTCAAACCGTCACGCCATCTTGAGTCGGCGTGACACGGTGGATTGGCTGATACCTAGTCGCTGTGCAATCTGACGCTGGCTGAGCCCGTAGTGACGGCTAAGGCGCTTGGCTTGTCGGGTCTGGCGTTGGGTCTTGGATTCAGTGGCCCAGACAATCACGATCAGCGGTAGAAGAATGAACGCAATGATTGCGGCTGTGGTGGTGGTGATCATTGGAAGCAGAACCGAACGG